TCTGCTACAAAAGTTAGAGATAATGCAGACGGAAGTTTAGTTTCTTCCCTTTCTTTAAGTTTACAAACTGCAAACAATGGAGAGTTATATGCAGATATACCAAATGAAACATATTTAGATTTTGACAATTCAAATCATTTATTTGCAGATTTATCAACAGCAACAGCATCATCAATAAACGACTTAAGAAGAGCGTTTAGATTACAAGAATGGTTAGAAAGAAACGCAAGAGGCGGAGCCAGATATATAGAAATAATAACAGCCCACTTTGGCGTAAGATCATCAGACGCTAGACTTCAAAGGCCAGAATTCCTTGGAGGAAGCTCAACACCAATTACCATAAGTGAAGTACTCCAAACGTCAAACACTGCTGGAGCTACAGGTAGCGACGCTACACCACAAGGAAACATGGCTGGACACGGAGTTTCAGTAGGATCATCAAACTACGTATCATACAGAGCAGAAGAACACGGTTACATTATAGGAATAATGTCCGTAATGCCAAAAACAGCTTACCAACAAGGAGTACCAAAACATTGGAAAAAACTTGACAAATTCGATTATTACTGGCCCTCATTTGCAAACATTGGAGAACAGCCAATTTATAACGAAGAGTTATACCACCAAAATACTGCCGAAGACGCAGAAGTATTTGGATACACACCACGATACGCAGAGTACAAATATATTCCATCTACTGTTCACGGAACATTCAGAAGCTCATTAGACTTCTGGCATATGGGAAGAATATTTGCATCAAAACCAACATTAAATGCAGACTTTATAGAGTGCGACAGCGCAGAAGTAGAAAGAGTATTTAACGTACCATCAGGAGAAGAACATTTATACGTGTATTTACACAACGAAGTAAAAGCAACAAGACTAATGCCATACTTTGGAACACCAACAATTTAGAAATCATGGGATACAGAAGATCAAAACGAATTAGAAGAAAAGGCATGGCTTTCAAAAAGAGAAGCCGAATGCAAAAAAAGAAATCAAGAAAATACAACTCTTATAGAGTAGCAAGAGGAGGTATAAGACTATAGTAGGTTCGGGGACTTGCTTAGTCCCCCCTACAACTTAAATCAACTAAAATGCAGTGTTTCACACCTTTTAGAGTAAGGAACAAATCGAAAGACTACAATAACCAAAATTTAATGGTTAACGTACCATGTGGAAAATGTCTAGCATGTAAAAAACGCCGAGCATCACATTGGAGTTTCAGACTAAACGAAGAAGCAAAAACCTCAAGCTCTGCTTGCTTTATAACATTAACATACGAAAACGCACCTGTATCCGAAAATGGATTCAGGACATTAGATAAAAGGGACTTTCAGTTATTTCTTAAAAGACTAAGAAAAACATGTCCTACTAACAAACTAAAATATTACGCCTGTGGAGAATACGGAACACAAACTCACCGCCCTCATTATCATGCTATCATATTTAATCTGCCTAAATCTCTTATACAGAGTCCTCAAAAAATCGCAGACACCTGGCAAAACGGTCATATACATCTTGCTAACAATAACCAACTTACTATTAATTACGTTGTCGGTTATATGACAAAATCAAACTTTACTAGGTTTAACAACCAAGACGATAGACTACCAGAATTTTCATTAATGTCAAAAAAAATGGGACTTGGTTACTTAACAGAAGCCATGAAAAACTATTACAAAAAGAGAGAAATCTTTTGTATAGTACGAGAATCAGGACAAATTATATCTATGCCTAGATATTACAAAGAAAAAATCTTTGAGAAAAAACAACTTAAAGAAATGTATAAAAAATACATCGAAGAACAAGAAACAAATTTCGATGAAATGTTCAATTCAGCAAAAGACGAACACGAACATTATAAAAATATTATCAGAAGAGATAATAAACAACAGTTATTAACAAGACAAAAAATTTAACACTTATGAAATTACGAAACGCTTACACAAAATCACGTTACAAAGGAAAAAAAATGGATCAGACTGTTAACACAATACCTGACCAAAACTTATCAATTCGACAATTACTAGATAGACACTCTAGAGGTTTACCTCTAGGAGCATCACAAAATCAGGGTGAATATTTCGACACCGAAATACCCCGATTCGACGATCTCGTCGACATGATGGAACACAAGAAAAAACTTGTACAAGAACATAAAGATTTGACAAAGCAAATCGAAAAAGAGCAAAAAGCTCAAAAAGAAAAAGCAACTGCCGAAGCCGTAGAAGTTGCTAAAAAGTCAATAAAGACTGATGAATCTTGATTCATCTACTTTATTGGCTAAAACTGAGACGAAGTCTCTAGCACTAATAACATACTTGATATATTAGTGCTAATTGACACCAAATCACCCAAACGACCAAAAAAACGAGAACGAAGTGGAAGTAAAATAGGGGAGTAAAGGAAAAAAGTGTCAAAAAAAACAAAAAAATAAAAAAAAAATATTATATTTAGAAAATATATATAACCAGAGGAAAAATGGACTTAACTGTATATAAATTATAGTTCACTTCATTTACCTCATAAAAAAACACTTATGGATACAACAAAATTTAAAACAGAAGAAGAGAAAAAACACGAAGAAGCAACGCGTAAAATTGTATTACAACATTGCGTAGCATGTCATCAACAATTAGATCTCTTACAACTAAGACTCATAAACTTTGAGGATTTAGTAAACGGCGTGAAAGATACTATCTTATTAACAAATAAACAACTATCGGAGCTTGACTTCGATAAAGCCGGAGTAACAATACCCACAAAACTTAAAAAAGTATAATGTCTGGACTACTAGGACTAATCGGATCGGTCGGTGCATCTCTAATATCAAATAGAGGTGCCAAGCGCCGTCAACAACTAGCCGATCAACAGAATGAAAAATTCTGGAAAATGCAAAATGCATATAATACACCAAAACAACAAATGTCTAGACTACAAGATGCTGGGTTAAACCCAAATCTTATATATGGATCAAACGCAAATACAGGTGTAGCCGGATCAATATCACCATCAAAAGCATCACCATATAATGTACAGAATCCTGTACCATCAATGATGCAAACTGCATTAATAGGATCACAAATAGCAAACTTAGATTCAGTAACAGAAAAAAACAATGCTGACACAGCTATAAAATTAGGTACTAAAGAATCATTAATTAGAGGTGCAGACGCAAAAGCTAATATAGCAGTAGAACAAGCAAGACAAGAAGCAGTAAAATCAAATGAAATTACAGATCAGCAAGCTGCTGCTACCAGAACTGCACAACAAAAAGCATTAACTTCAATAGCAGACAGAAAATATGCTGAAGCATTAACAAATTTCAGATTAGACTTAATAAAACAAAATATTGACCCTACAGGTTCATTAAATACCACATTATTAAAGTGGATATCTACATCTATAAATAAAGCAAAAGAAGATGTATCACTACAAAACCCAGGAGAAAGCTGGATAGACAAAAAGTACAATCAAATAAGAAGAGATTGGTACGATAACGAACAACGAATGAAAAATTAATAACTATGAGCATATTTAGCAAAGTGGCTATGCCACGACCACAAACAAACACATTTGACCTATCACACGATAGAAAATTCTCAGGAAAAATCGGAGAATTAATGCCAATCTCCGTAATGGAAGTAGTTCCCGGAGACAAATTTAACATCAAAGCGACGAACATGACAAGATTCGCGCCACTTATCACACCAATAATGCACAAAGCAAGTGTATACTGTCACTTCTTCTTTGTGCCAAACAGAATATTATGGCCAAACTGGGAAAACTTTATATCAGGTGGAGAAGATGGTCTTGCAGACCCAACATTCCCTACCGTAGACTTAACAATACCAACTCAATATGGAGTTCAAACACTAGCAGATTACTTAGGATTACCAACAGGGAATCAACTTACAAACGTATCAGCTTTACCTTTCGCAGCATATCAAAAAATTTATCAAGATTATTACAGAGACGAAAATTTAATAACTAAAACAGACGTGTCCGTATCAGACGGAACACAATCAGCAACAGACACAATTGAGCTAAGCTCAATGAAAAAAAGAGCATGGCAACATGATTATTTTACATCAGCCTTACCTTGGACACAAAGAGGTCCAGAAGCTACAATTCCTTTAGGAACAACTGC